GGAAGATAAAAAGAAATAAAATAGGGGCTGTGCTGGAACGTGATTAATAATTGTGATGGATTACTTCATCAAAATGTAAGTAGGAATAGGACAAATTCAAATAAACATATCGTATTAAAAAGAACAGAAGGAGGTTAGGGGATGGTAGTAGAGGAATTTAATATCGGAAGAACACAAATAATCATTCATGATGATTGCATAGTGTCTAACGAAAAAGCAGAAGAAATTTTAAAGAGATTAGGGAATACTTTCCATAATTATAATCTACGCAAAAGAGAAAGGGGTGATTGAATTGGTGGGAGCAATTGACAGCTTAAGAAACTTAAGGCAGACCTGCATTAAGTATTCAGGAAGTTGTAAGAGCTGTCCCTTGGGCAGACAGATGAACATTAATAACACTTTGTGTCCGCATCTGACTAAGCCAATTAGTTGGACGGATGAAAAGACTACCGAAATGGTAAGAAAGATTGGAGGATAAGGATGATTATTGTAGACAAAAACAAGGTAACAATGGCAGGTTCTGATGAATTAATTGAATGTGAGGCAATGATATTTGTGGAGACTGTAAAGAGGCATTTTATTAAAAAGCACGGTGAAAACATAGGAAAGGAAGTGTTTGAGATGTTGCTGGAATGTTCTGTGATGTCGGATGAAGAAGCTGAAAAGCGTGCAAGAGAAAACAAAAATAAACTGTCAAGAGAAGAAAATGAAATGTTGAATAAATTCATACATTCAATGTTCAGTTAGGAGAGCTTATGGAAACAAACAAAAGACTTGAAGTGAAAGAAGTTAAAAGAAAAGAGCCTGAATGTACTGCAATACGTTCAAGCTCATACAAAAACAAACCACTTAAAGATTACCACATTATCGCTGAAAAGTACAGAGTACTTAACGGATTCAAGAACGTGGTAATAGGAGTAATAACAGGAGCAGTGATGTTAGTCAATGGCTGGATTGAGGTAGACAGTAAGGCAGGGCAGTTACTTGTGGCTCTGGGAATGGTAATACTGGTTACATTATTGATGCACTGTACGGATGAAATTCTTAATGAACAGGTTGATTAGAAATGGTTACAAGAAAGAAATTTGCAAGTAAACCTGAATGGCTTCTTGCAAGAAAGGGAAAGATAGGTGGTTCTGATGCAGCAGCAGTGTTGGGACTTAATCCCTACAAGAATAATGTGGAGTTTTGGAATGAAATGGTTGGAATAACCAAGCCAAGAGACATATCAAATGAACCGTATGTAATATATGGAAGCAGGGCAGAGGAACACATAAGAGCAATATTTGCATTGGACCACCCGGAATACAAGGTTGAATACTTTGGTGATAACATGCTTCTCAATGACAAGTATCCGTTTGCTCACGCATCACTTGATGGAGAACTGACAGAACTTGAAACCGGGAGGAAGGGAATATTTGAATGCAAGACCAGTGAGCTTTTTGGTTCAATGCACAAGGAAAAATGGGATGGTGAACACATCCCGGACAATTATTACATACAGGTGCTTCATTACCTGATGGTGACGGAATATGAGTTTGTCGAACTCAGGGCACAGATAAAGAGTGTGTGGAATAAGAGCATAAGACTAATCACAAAGGATTACCACATTGAAAGGGCAGATGTTGAGGAAGACATTGAAATAATAAAAAGGTCAGAAAGGGAGTTCATGGAGCTTGTGAAAAAAAGAAAAAAGCCGGCTCTCATTCTGACGGAAATTTAAAACAGGAGGAATACCAAAAAGATGGAATTAAAAATTTACAATCCAACAATGGATAATGCACTAAAGCACATTGATTGGAACTTTGAGGAATTAAAAAAAGAAGTTACTGAAAAGGCAAACGTGTACAAGTCATTGGTGTACACGGATGAAAACATAAAGGAAGCAAAGGCTGACAGGGCAACACTTAATAAGTTCAGCAAGGCATTGAATGACGGAAAGAAAGATGTCAAGAAGATGATGCTTGAACCATACAGTGTGTTTGAAGGCCAGGTAAAGGAACTGATTGCAATTGTAGATGAGGCAAATGCCAACATTGACAGTCAGGTAAAGGCTTATGACCAGAAGAAAAGGGAAGAGAAGCTCATAAAGGTTGAGGAGATATATGACAGGACCTTTGCAAGTGCCGAAGAGTTGAAGGAGATGCTCACATTCAAACGTGTTTTCAAGGAAAGTTATCTGAATGTGACAACAACATTAAAGTCAATAACCAATGATATGGAGCACATGAGAGACAGTGTAAGACACGACTTGGAAGTCATTAATGCTGAAACCGGTGAATATCAGTTTGAAATGAAACAGAAATACATTGAAACCCTCAACATTACAGAAGCATTGATGGTTAAACAGACATACGAGGAAAATGCAAGAAGAAAAGCCGAGTATGAGGCAAGAAGAAAGGCAGAACTTGAGGAAAGACAGGCAAGAGAAAAGGCAGAAGCCGAAAAACTTGCAGAGGCAGGAAAGAAGGAATCAGAGCAGAAGCAGGAAAGTGTTTCACAGACTGTTGAGGAAGAGACACAGGAAGAAAGAACAGAAGAAAATCAGGAAGAGAAGACACACACAATAGTAATCAGGGTGTGTGGAACAGGAAACCAGCTCAATGCATTGGGTGAGTTTCTTACGAAAAACAACATTAAATATGAGCAGATACAGTAGGAGGAAATGAAATGGCAGTATCAAACAGTTTGGCAAAAAGACAAGACACAAGTTTTACGGCATATTTGAAAAATGATGCGGTAAAGAATCAGATTAATGAGGTTGTTGGTGGAAAGAACGGAAAGAGATTCATCAGTTCAATAGTAAGTGCGGTTGGAAACAATCCAACATTACAGGAATGTCAAAATTCATCAATAGTAAGTGCAGCATTGCTTGGAGAGAGTCTTAATCTATCTCCAAGTCCACAGCTTGGACAGTATTACATGGTTCCGTTCAAGGATAACAAAACAGGAACAAAGGTGGCACAGTTCCAACTTGGATACAAGGGCTACATTCAGCTGGCAATCAGATCAGGACAGTATAAGAAGTTAAATGTGCTGGCAATTAAGAAAGGTGAGTTAATCAGATTCGATCCACTTAATGAAGACATAGAAGTAAATCTCATTTCAGATGAAAATGAGAGAGAAAAGGCAGAAACAATTGGCTATTATGCAATGTTTGAGTATGTCAATGGATTCAGGAAGGCAATGTACTGGTCAAAGGAAAAGATGAAGGCTCACGCAGTGAAGTATTCACAGGGATATGCAGCAGACCTGAAGAAGGGAACAAAGTGGACATTCTGGAGCAAGGACTTTGATGGAATGGCATACAAGACAATGTTGAGACAAATCATAAGCAAGTGGGGAATAATGAGCATTGACCTACAGACAGCACTTGACAGCGACATGACAGTAATTAATGAGGATGGAACACATACATATGTGGAAACAACACCTGTTGAGCAGTCAGAAGATGAAACTTATGAGGAAGTAGTGGAGCAGACAGCAGAACAGACAGTTGAGGAAACAGAGAGTGTTCCGGAAGAAAAGAAAAACAATGAGGAACCGGCTGAAAACAAGGTTCAGACAGAATCAAAGCCATTCTTCAATTATTAAAAAACAGACAGTCATAAATCAAAATATATATCACAAAATTGTAAGACCTGTCACCTGAATGGTGGCAGGCAGAAAGGAGACGTGACAATGAACATTTCAGATTACATCCCTTTCGGAAAGGACAATGCGATTTCAAGAAAAAAGCTAGAGAAAGTGACAGGATTGTCAGACAGAGACATAAGGGAAGAAATTGCAATGGCCAGAAGAAACACGGTAATACTTAATCTATCCAATGGACAAGGGTATTTTCAACCAATAGAGGGCGAGGAAGATGAACTTGTCATTAAGTATTACAAACAGGAAAGCAGCAGATTAAAGAGAATAGGTTGGTCGTTGCTGGCAACAAGGAAAAGAGTAAGGGAGATACAGAATGGCAGTTAATGCAAGGCAGGATGAACTTCCGGCAGTGTTTCACAAGAAAAACAATGCAGACATTCTGGTGACAATGACACTTGATGATTGGATGCAGATATATAGGGAATATGAAGCAGGAAACTACATTAAGGAGGAAAGAAGCAATGAAACACATTAACATGGAGGAGTTTGCAAACGGAGCATTCACGGTTCAGGTAAATAGGGCAATGGAAAAGGTAATGAAGAACATACTGTGACAAGGAACTTAGAAGATATGACGTAAATGAAAAGGCAAGTCCGCTAACAGTGTCAACACTTACAGCATTGGTGGATTATATCAAGGGTTGTACTGAGGAGTTAAGGGATAAGATGATCATACAGATAAAGTCACCATCAGAAATAACTTTAATTTCAGGATTGGATGAAGAGAGAAACAGGGAAAAATTAATTACTGTCGAAGCAGACCTTCCACATTTCAAGGCAAACCGCTGGGTAACACAGGACAAGTTTATTCTTGAATTACAGTCAATGTTTGTAAAGACATCTGACCTTGAAGCAATAATGAAGGTTGCAGGAAACATAGAAGCAAAAACCACAGCTAATTATGGTGATGATGGTGTGACACAGAAGACAACAATCCAGCAGGGAGTTGCCAGTCGTGCAGACGTAATAGTTCCAAATCCGGTGTCACTCATTCCATACAGAACATTTCTTGAAATTACGCAGCCTGAATCAAGTTTTGTATTTAGAATTGACGGCTCTGACAACATGCCTGAGTTCACATTAATAGAAGCTGATGGTGGACTTTGGGTAAATCAGGCTAAGGCTGAAATAAAGAAGTATCTTGAAAAGAACTTAAAGGAACTTGGAACAAACATTGTAATAATGGCTTAATTTAATGAACCACCTTGTCCAGTGGGCAGGGTGGTAATGATGGAAAGAGAATAGTAATGGCAAAGGTAGGAATAGAGAGTTTCCTATTAGATTGTCACACTAACGATAACATGGCTGAAATTGAAGCAGCCTATGGCATAAAGGGATTTGCTGTAATAGTCAAACTCTGGCAGAAAATATATTCAGATAAGGGGTATTACTGTGAATGGATAGAAAGAAGCCCACTTCTGTTTTTGTCGCAATGGTTCGGTGGGAACAGCGGTGTGGATTTAAATTTAATAAACCAGGTAGTTAACCATGCCATTAAGATAGGTATTTTTAACGAGAGTATGTTCAAGAAATATGCCATTTTAACATCGGAGAGAATACAAAGACAGTATTTTGATGTTGTTAAAAGAAGAACGGAAATTCAAGTTATAGATGAATACCTTTTAGTTAGTGTTGCCAATTTTAAGGGAAATGTAAACATAATCGGGAAAAATGTATGCAGAAATGAAAAAAATGTATGCAGAAATTCAACAAGTAAAGTAAAGGAAAGCAAAGTAAAGGAAAGTAAAGAAAATATAAAGTATTTTTCCAACGAAAACCTTAATGACGTGTTTAGGCAATTTCTGGAACTTAGGGAACAAAAGGGAAGACAGATTGTTGGCTATCAGATACAGACATTGATTGAGAGACTTGAACAGGTGGCAGACACGGACGAGGAGAAAATACAGGCAGTCAAGAATGCTATAGCAGGTGATTGGAGTAATTTTTATCCTGTAAAGAAAGAGCAACAAAACAAGAAGACATTTAATGACCAAAGGCAATATGACTACCAGGCATTGGAAAGACAACTGATTGAAAACAGAGACAAGAGGAGGAAACAACAAAATGAAAGTTAAGGATATTAAGGATATAGAAATTCGCTTAGAGGAATTGGACAGAATGGAATCGCAGATTTTATTTTCAGTTTCAATCTTATCAGCAGATGATCACGTAAGATTGGCAAGAATCAAGGAAGAGAGAGCAGAGCTTAAGGCGAAGCTGGAGGAATTGAATGAGAAAAAAGACAAGTAAGGAATTTGGCTGCATTTTAACACACGAACAGGAAGAGTTCATAAATGACGGAAGACCAAGAGACAATGCACTAAAGATTTTTAGAGCAAAGGCTTATGGCAATGGAGGAAATAAGGATGGCAAGAATGTCAAAAGAGGAACAGGCAAGACGTGAGGGTATGGCATATGCCCTGAGGCTTGCAAGAGAAAAGGGATTGGATGCCTTGGAAGCAGACCTGAAAATGAGAAATGCCATTGACCTACCTTTAAGGGTATCAAAGGCAGATTTAGACAAATTCAGTGACAATGTTAAGTACAACACAGTACTGTATGTAAAAATCCTAATGGCTGTAACAATGCATGATGAATTTGGTTTTGGTAACAAAAGAATAAAGCAGATGTTTGAGAGATTCGACAACAAGGCTGAATGCATTGCAGAGGATTACAGCACATGGGAAGAGCAGATAAGCATAATTGCAGAAGAATGTGGAATAGACATGGACAGCGAAAGAAGAGACTTAAGAACAGTGATTAAATAAATTAATTTAAAGGCAAAGGAGTAAATAACCAATGAAGAATACACTATCAGATTTGAACAACTATTTGTTTGAAGCAATTGAAAGAATAAATGATGATGAGCTGTCAATGGAAGAACTTGATAAGGAAATCAAGAGAAGTGAATCGGTCAACAAGATTGCCAAGACAATCATTGATAATGGAAACCTGGCATTGCAGGCGAAAAAGCACTTTGATGAATACGGAAACGGTGAGGATGTTGAAATCCCATTGCTTGGAATAACAAACAAATGAATGGAGAGCTGTAAGTAATGTATGGAATGAAATACACGGATGAAATGAAGCAATTCATTCTGGATAATTACAAGGGAAGATATAACCAGGAGCTTGCAGACCTGTTTAATCAGAAGTTCAATACCAACATAACAAGTAGAACGATTAAATCATACAAGGCAAACAATAAATTAAATTCAGGATTAACCGGCAAGTTCAGAAAGGGGCAGACACCACACAACAAGGGCAAGAAAATGCCAAAGGAAGTCTATGAAAAAGTAAAACACACAATGTTTGCAAAGGGCAACGTTCCACCAAACCACAGACCTGTTGGAAGTGAAAGAATTTCAAAAGACGGATACATAGAGGTTAAGGCTGCGGAGCCTAACAAGTGGAGATTAAAGCAGAGAGTTGTGTATGAAGAAGCTAAGGGAAAAATCCCCGAAGGCTGTCCAATAATATTCCTTGATGGAAATAAGAGAAATTTCGACATCGAAAATTTAAGGTGCATAACCCGGTCAGAACTACTATATCTTAACTGCAACGGGTTGAACAATTCAAATGAGATTACGGAAACTGGGATTCTAATGGCAAGGTTAGACAGAGCCAAGAACAAAAAGAAGCAGGAACTAAAGGACAAAAATGTTAAGAAATGTTAAGGAGTGAGAGAAATGTTAAATATCGAAAAGTATAAAGAAGAATTGGAGAATATTGGAGTGATTAACCCTAATGGACTGGCAGTTATAGATGGAAAGCCATGTATGTGTCAGGAAGCTGAGTGTAATATGTGCGAGTTGCGTAGCGAAGAAAGCTGTTGCTTTTATAAAACAGATAATTGGCTTTTCTCCGAATATAAAGAACCAGAAGTTGATTGAAGCAAGGTCAAGGTTGATACTCCAATATTGGTTAAAGACATCTTAAAATCAGAATGGATTAAAAGGTATTTTGCTAAATATGAAAATGGAAGGGTGTATGTTTGGAAAGAGGGAAAAACATCTTGGAGTGCTGTAAACGAACATAACGTGAATTTTTGGGAATATGCAAAACTAGCAGAAAGTGAGGAGTAGGAAGATGAACAATAATGGTTTAATAAGCAGGCAAACAGCAATAGATAAATTATTTGAATATGCAGAAAGTAAATTTCAGTCAGGCGAGATAGAACTTGCTAACGGAATATTAAAAGCAAAATGCTTTTTGGAGAGCCCATGCAATATTCCAACAGCCTATAACGTGGATAAGGTTTTAGAACAATTGGAATATAGCAGAGTGCCTAATACTGGTATTGCAGGTTATCACAAAGTGGTCGAGATAGTGAAAGGTGGCGGAATAGATGGAAACACCAATACTTGATGTATGTTGCGGTAGTAAGATGTTTTACTTTGATAAAAATAATCCCAAAGTAACATTTATGGATTGTAGAGAATTAGAAGACGTTTTATGTGATGGACGGAAATTAGAAATTAATCCTGATATTATTGGTGATTTTAAAAATATTCCTTTTGCAGATAACAGTTTTAATATGGTTGTATTTGACCCACCGCATTTGTTGCATATAGGAGAAAATTCGTGGATGGCTAAAAAATACGGAAAACTGTCAAATACATGGAGAGAAGATATAAGCAAAGGTTTTTCAGAGTGTTTGAGAGTATTAAAGCCTAATGGTACTTTGATATTTAAGTGGAACGAAGAGCAAATAAAACTATCGGAAATACTACCATTGTTTTCACAAAAACCTATATTGGGAAATCGGAGAGCAAAAACGCATTGGTTGGTATTTATGAAAGAAGGTGATTAGATGGCAATTATTAATACAATAGCTATTATTATGGTAATTGGAATGATATTCGTGTTATGGGCGATATGTAAGTTGTAGGATAAGGATTAGAAACAAAGGTACATTGATAATTGAATATTGGTAGTTGGAATGGTATAATTTGGGTGTAGATAGGACGGAAGGAGATAAGGAAAATGGTATTAAAATTAGATTTTTCAGATTGTCTTGCAGCACAGGATATGATAAGAATTATTGAGAGAGATAAATCTTTGAATGAAGTTGAAGCAATAAGATTTGCAATTAATGAAACAATTTACAAAGCAATCATAGATGTTAGTTGGGCTTCGACAGCTTTATCGTTGTGGGGACATGATGATCCAGATAGGGAATGGGAGAAAATAAAAAATCCACACCTCGAAATAGAATTGGACGATAGTAAATATGAATTGGTAAATAGATTGGCTGATAAAAAGGGGCTTGATTTAGAAATTGCTGTATCATACTTTTTAATATTTACAATGGATTCAATGGGATATCATATTTAATACATATAAATGAGAATAATAGACCAACTACCAATATTCGGTGGTTGGTTTTTTTATGCAGAAAAATAGAGAAAGGATTGGTAAAGTGACTAGAAAAGAACTGGAAGCGTACAAGGTCAATGAAAGACTGATTGAACGCAATATGAAAAAAATTGAAGATGAAAAGTACAAGGATATTCCGACAGTGTACGAGAAAGTCAGAAGTTCAATGAATGAACATCCTTACATTGAAACTCATATGGCGGTTCAGATGGAAGAACCTGTGGAATCAGATAGGCGAATACGTAATCTGGAAAAGTGGGAGCAGGAAGTCAGCAAAGCCAAGAGTGATAATACAAAGGTGGAAGAGTTTATTGATAATATAGACAATGTAACAATAAAGGAAATATTTGTTTTAAGATACATTGAGGGAAAGAAAGTTTCAGAGGTTGCAAAAGATGTGGGATATACTCATGGTAGGGTTTCTCAAATAATATCAAAATTGCTGAAAGATTAACCAAATTAACACAATTAACAAAAGCAGTATGATATAATTAACCTGTTAAAGTTTGAAGAAATGATAGTATCCTGTCATTTTTTGAAATTTTCCCCTAAAGTTTTTTTTGAGAGCAGTCTTCGGGCTGTTCTTTTTTGTTGAAAATTGTATATTTTGGGTATATGATTAAAGAAAAACTTGGAGAGAACAAAAGAATGGGAGAAAAAGAATTTTTATCAGCGTTAAATGATTTTAGAATACCAGAAATATCAGAAGACACAAAATTTTGGATGATTAGAACAAAAAAAGGATGTTTTTATGATGAATTTATTAGTAAAAGGTTTGTAGCAATAGGATGGAATGTTATAGATAAAAAAACGGACAAGAGTGAGAGTAATCAGGAAACGTTAAAAAGTTATTTGGAGGAGAAGTACGGAGAAAAGCGTCCCCAAATGGCGATAAATAAATGTATAAAGTTTATCAGTGAAATAGAGGAAGGCGATATTATAATAATTCCCAACAAAGGGACTAAAAAAATAACTTTTGCAAAAGCAGGAGAATATTATGAAGAACATTTTAGTGAAGAAGAAGAGTTGCGTGTCATAGAAGCAATTGAAGATAGAGAATGGGAAGTTAAACAGATAGAGTGTCCATATAACAAGAGAAGAAGAATGAAAATATTAAAAACTATATCTGTAAGTGAAGTAAACATACATCTGTATATGGCTTTAACTAATTATCATGGTTTAAGTAGTATGCAAGAGTATGCCAAAATGATACTTGATAGCATATATCCATTGTACATATATAATAATATTTGTTCATTACAGATAGGAATAAACAACAAGAATGAAATAAATGCGAATGCCATTTCTTTGCTTGTTGCGGGAGTTACCGGATGTTTAAAAGGGGTATCTGGTGAAGAAGATATATATGCTACAATGAATTTAAATTCTCCAGGGAAAATATCCTGTTGGTTTTCAAAAGAAGGTAAACAAGACAGTAATGGAAAAAATGTATTTGATGCATTAAAAAATGGAAAAAGTAAAGCAATGTTATTGCTATTAATCGTAGCCATAACAGGGGGGCAAGCAAAAGTTGGTAGTGTTGAGTTGTCCTTGCCGGGAATTGTTAAAACCATAGAGGATGTAAAAACAATAGATACAAATGTTAAAAAGAAAGAAATAGAAGTTGAAAAACTTGAAATTGATAATTTTGAAGAAAAATATGACATTTACAAAAAGTTAAAAGATGATAATATAGACATAAACGAATTTAAGAATGATTTAGACAAGATTATAAGAGCAGGGGAAGACTTAAATTTGGGGTTTAACAAGTTGACTGATAATTAATAGAGGAGGTGTACATATGAGAATTATTTTGTTTGTATGCGTTTTTTTATTTACATTATCGTGTTTGTTTTCTGTCGAAGACAAATTTCTAGATATGGATAGGATATTTATGGTCAAAAAAAAGGCAATAATTGTTTATGTTACAGGTAGTCTTTTAGCGCTTATTGTTGCAATATTATATGATAGTTTGATTTATTAAAAGAAACTCACACCCTTCGGAGAATGCTGTTGGCATAAAACAGTGTTATTCTGAAGGGTGTTTTTTTAATGCAAAAAATTAGTAAAGAAAGGAGCGGTTGCAGTGACAATTAAAGAACAAAAATTCTGTGATGAACTTTTATCGGATCCAGAATTTAACAAAACATTGGCTTACAAAAAGGCATATCCAAGTGTTAAGAATGATAATGTTGCAGCTGCAGCTGCTTCAAGACTTATGAATAAGCCGGAGATTAAAGAGTACATAGAAAAGCAATTGGCTGAATTGCATAATGAAAAAACAGCAGATGCACAAGAAGTATTAGAATATCTCACATCAGTAATGAGAAGAGAACATAAAGAAAACGTTGTGGTTACTTTGAGCAAAGAAACATCTACGTATGTTCCTGATGAAAAAGGGACTATGAGAAAGCAAACAGTAAAGGAAGAGATTCCACAAATAGTTGAAATACCAACAAGAGTTTCAGATGCAAACAAAGCAGCCGAACTTCTTGGCAAGAGATATGGGTTGTATACAGATAAGCTTGATGTAAACAATGAGGCAGAGGAAAAGAAAGCTGAGAAATTGGATAACATAGCCAGCATATTGGAACAGATTAAGCCTGTAAGAGAGGGTGATTAATATTGTTACAGTTATCACCTAAATTTAAGAAATTTATTCTGACAGAAACCAAGAGAGATTTTCTTGAAGGTACTACTGCAGCAGGAAAGACTACAGTAGGAATATTTAAGTTTATGCTTATGGTGGCAAAGAGTGACATTAAGTATCATGTAATTGCCGGGGCGGACCTTGGAACAGTTGAAAAGAATGTAATCAACAATGAAAGAGGTCTTTTAGATCAGTTTGATGGTTTGGCTGAATATTATCCTAAAGGTCAGGGCAGGATTGGATTATCCCACATTAAATATCAGACACCAAATGGTGAAAAGATAATATATGTGTGTGGTTATGATAATAAAGCACGTTGGAAAAAGGTCTTAGGTTCACAACAGGGTTGCGTGTACATTGATGAAGTTAATACTGCAGACATGGAGTTCTTAAGAGAAATATCTCATAGATGTAAGTATATGATGACTACATCAAACCCGGATAGTCCTGATTTGCTTGTGTACAAGGAGTTTATTAATCACAGCAGACCATTAAAGAAATATATCAAAGATTATCCGGAAGAATTGTTGGCAGAGTTAAATGAACCTGAAAAAGTCGGCTGGGTTCATTGGTATTTTACTTTTTATGATAATGCTAGTTTAACAGAGCAGGACATTCAGGATAAGATTGATGCAGTTCCGGTAGGAACAAAGATGTACAAAAACAAGATACAGGGACTTAGAGGAAAGGCTACAGGACTTGTATTTAGCATATTTGACAGAAGACATCATGTAATTACAGTTAATGAAGCAAAAGAATTCATCAGAAACAGGTCAAATAAGGAACAGAGAGAATGGTTTGAAATATTCACAAGTGGACTGGATACAGCTTATTCAACAAAGAGCCCTGACACAATAGCAATGAGTTTTGCAGGAATTACAAACAAGGGCAGATATATTCTTCTGGATGAGAGAGTTTACAACAATGCTGAAATTGGAACTCCGGTAGCTCCATCTGATACTGCAAAGAATTATTATGATTTTTTGGAAAGAAACAGAAAGGAATGGGGGCTTGCAAAGCATACATTTATTGATTCTGCTGATGCGGCAACAATCACGGAATTAAATAAGTTTAAAAGAGAACATGCACAGTGCTTATATGTATTTAATGCTGCATATAAAGCTGTGAAAATCATAGATAGAATCATATTACAACTTGGATGGATGAACTTTAATGACAATAAGGACATTCAACCAAGTTTTTTAATTGTTGAGAATTGTAAGGAATACGTAAAGGAATTGGAAAAGTATTCTTGGAAGGAAGAAAAGGATCAAGAACCGGAAGATGGAAATGACCACATGGTTAACTCTGTTCAGTATAACTGGATTCCTTACAGAAAGAAAATAGGAGTAAACAAAGAATGAGGTTAATGGACAAGATGAGAGATGGAATAAGACATTTTTTAAGAATACAGGACGCTCCAAAACAGACGTTTAACATTAGGGAATTACTTAATTATGATGGAAATTGTGTGAAAAATCTTATTTGGTATCGTGGTGACAGCTACGAACTGACACAGTTTTATCAAAACATTCCAGGTGGTTCAGATGGTGTGAAGTTTTGGGCTGCACGTTCAACTGTTGGAAGAGAGATAAGAAAAATACATACAGGCTTACCAGGGATTATTGTTGACCGATTAACAGATATTGTCATTAATGATTTTAGTCAGATTTCATTCAGTAAGGATTCAGACAAAAGAGAATGGAATGAAATATCGAAGGACAATAACTTTAAGGGCATTCTAAAAAAGGCAGTGTCAAAGATGCTTATTCTTGGAGATGGGGCCTTTAAAATATCACTTGATGAAAGCATAAGTAAGTATCCAATCATAGAGTTTTATGGTTCTGACAAGGTTGATTTTGTTTATAACAGGGGAAGAATACAAGAAGTAGTATTTACAACAGAATATGAGCAGAATCAGGTAACGTATGTGTTAAAGGAACACTACGGATATGGGTACATTAAATACAAGCTTTACAGAGCAACAGACAATATGGAAGTTCCTTTGGGAATTATTCCAGTGTTGAACAATTTGGTTGATGTGGGATTCGATAGCTCACTAATTATGGCACATCCTATTAAATTTGGAGAAAATCCAAAGTGGGAAGGAAGAGGACAATCAATCTTTGACAAGAAAACAGATGATTTTGACGCATTGGATGAAGCTTGGAGTCAGTGGATGGATGCTCTAAGAAAGGGCAGAAGCAAGGAATGGATTCCTGAATCATTACTGCCAAGAGATCCGGAAAGCGGGGCAATAATTAAGCCAAATGCATTTGATAATTCATACATAAAGCGTGGTGATGATTTATCTGAAAATGCACAGAACAAGATTGAGGTTACACAGCCGACAATTCCGCACGATTCATATCTTGCCACATACATTACAGCATTAGATTTGTGTCTGCAGGGATTAATCAGTCCAAGTACATTGGGAATTGATGTTAAGAAGCTGGATAATGCGGATGCACAGAGAGAAAAGGAAAAAACAACTCTTTACACAAGAGGAAACATAGTGGACATATTACAAGATCAGATACCTTTATTCATTCAGAAAGTATTTAACGTTGTTAGTATCAGCCAGAACAATGTACCAACAGAAGTTAAATGTACAATAGACTTCAGTGAGTATGCAAATCCATCATTTGAAAGTCAGGTAGAGACTGTTGGAAAGGCTAAGACACAGGGGATTATGAGCGTTGAAGCTTCCGTTGATGAGTTGTATGGAGATACAAAGGATGAGGAATGGAAAAAGGAAGAGGTTGCAAGATTAAAAGCAGAGCAGGGAATAGCAGAAGAGGAAGAACCGGCTTTAAATTTGGAAGGAGAAAATGCAGATGAAGGTGATAGTGGGGAAAAAGGTTTACCAGATGTCGAAGAATAAGACAATGAATTTGCTTAGACTGGCAAGTGAGCAGGTTCCAAGAGGAGTGTATGCACTGGAAAAAGATAATGTAATTGAACTGCGTAATGATAAATGCAGTTCAATTACACAGGTAAAAAATTTGAAAAGACAGTTTAAGAAAGCTGGCTTTAGAGTATATGCCAACGGAGTTGATTAGAAATGCCAAAAGATTATGACATTGAGGAAGCTTTTAGAGCCATTGAAAATGAGTTGATTGATTCAATGATGAGAAATCTGTCAAATCATAGGGCAGAGGAAACAAAAGAAGGATATAATTGGACATCATGGCAGGCTGAACAGTTAAAAGCTCTGAATAAGTACAAACAGGAAAATCAAAAGAAGTTTACAAAAAGATTTTCTGACATTAACAGAAAAATCACTGAATCAATCATAAAGCACAGAAAAGCAGGAGCAGCAGATCAGGAAATAGACATTCTAAAAGCCATTAAAAAAGGGGCAAAGTTAACACATAAAGCAGGAAGCACCCTTGAGGGTGCTTTTTTTCGTGTCAATGATAGAAAACTGGATGCGCTATTAAGTGAAATAAATGGTTCTATGCATAGAGCTGAAACTGCAATGCTAAGAATGGCAAATGACCAGTACAGAAAATCAATATTCAATGCACAGGTGTATTTCAACACCGGAGCAGGAACATATGAAAAGGCAGTGGACATGGCTACAAAGGATTTTCTAAGTCGTGGCATTAACTGTGTTCAGTACAAGAATGGTGCAAGAGTTAACATAGCCTCATATGCGGGAATGGCATTAAGAACAGCTAATACCAGAGCATACTTGCAGGGTGAAGGTGAAAAACGTAAGGAGTGGGGAATATCCACAGTTGTGGTTCATAAGAGAGGTTTACCTTGTCCAAGATGTGCAAAATGGGTTGGAAAAATACTGATAGATGATGTTTGGAGTGGTGGAAAAGCAAGTGACGGTCCATATCCGTTAATGTCTCAAGCGATAGCAGGAGGTTTATATCATCCTAACTGCAAGGATGGTCATAGTACATATTATCCTGGCATTTCTAAAGAGCCTGAAAAGGTAACAAAGAAAGAAATGAAACAGGCTATTATTGCAGAGAAACAGGAAAGCAGGGACAACTTAATACAGAGAAATATAGACAGATTTGAAAGATTATCTACTTATTCATTGGATGAAGATAATAGAAGTGTTTGGAGAGACCGAGCAGATGAATGGATTGAAAAGAAATTTAGACTTGTTAATTTTAAAACGGGTGGAGATGTTTTCAAAAATGACATAAATTCAATTGTAAGATTTGAAGACGTGACAGATGAATATTTAAATAAAGCAACACCTAACGTTGGCGAGATAGTTTTTGATAATAATTTATTGGAAGCAGATAAAGAAATTACAAAATGGCTACATGGCAAATTAGGTGGAAATATTCATTGTTTGGAAGAAATTCCGAATATTGGTAAAAGACCAGATGCTATATGGAATGGAATGTACATAGAATATAAGTCTCCGACAACTATTAATGCTATAGATAACAGAATTAGATCTGCACAAAAGCAATTAAGCGAAACTTTAATTAGAGAAAATAATGAAAATGCTAGAAGAGGAATTGTTATAGATATAAGCAAAGGACAAATGTCAAGAGAAGAAGCTATAACAACAATTAAAAATAGAACATTTTTTAGACTAAAAGGAGATACAGATGTATTCATTAAGGAAAATGAAGAATTATTAGCAATATTAAGATTCAAAAAATAAGGGAACTCTTTTCTCGGTCCAGCATTGTTCCTCAATAAGAGCTCCCATAAGATATCTTATGTAAATGATAACATATTATTCGCAAATAGTCAAATAAAGGAGGTAACAAATGTTAATCGCAAAAATCAATTTTTATGACAAGGAAAACAACCTTGCCTTGGTAAAAGCAGGGGATGAGGTTAGGGCAAAAACAAAAGAGCGCAAGGAGTATTTATTAAGAATTGGCGCAGTAATTGAAAAAGACGAACCAAAGGCATCTACAAGTAAGTAGGTGCTTTTTATATGCCCAAAACGTGATGGCACTAAACTCTCGGAATAAGCTGACGAGCTAAAACGGAAAGGAATATACGTAATGATGTTGAGATCAAGAGAAACAGGAAAAATGCCTATGAACCTTCAATTTTTTGCAGAAGGTTCAGGAGAAGGCGGAGAGGGTAACGGCAACCAGAATAATAATGCCGGAAATGGTAACAGTAACCCAAATACTGGAAACAATAATCAGGGTGCAACATACACTCAGGAACAGCTTGACGGAATTGTTAATAGCAGAACAGCAAGAGCTGAGCAGTCGGCTTTAAGGTCGTTCTTTCAGCAGCAGGGAATGTCTGAAAATGAAGTAACACAGGCAATTAACAGTTACAAGGAACAGAGAGCAAAGAATAAACCTGACGTAGCAGGAATGCAGACACAGCTTGCACAGGAGCAGAGCAGAAATTTACAGCTCACAATTGAAAATTCTGCAACATTACAGGCAGTTGAACTTGGCATTGATTCAAAGTCGATTCCATATGTAATCAAGATGGCTGATTTTAAGGATGTGGCAGGAGAGCATGGAACAGTTGATGCAGAAAAAGTAAAAGCTGCAATCAACAAGGTATTAGAAGATGTTCCGGCATTAAAGCCAGCAGGAAATGGAGAAACAAACAATCAGGGATTTAAACCCATTGGTGCTCCAAACAATAACAACAATCAGAACCAGGATGACTTGTTAAGAGGCATTTTTGGAATAAAGAAAAAGTAGGAGGTAGTAATACATGGCAGCATTACAGTACGCTGATATTTTCAGCAACATTTTAAGAGAATTATATGGTCAGTCACAGGTTTCTGTGGATTTGTATAATTCAAATTCAGACATTCAGATTGTGAATGGAAAAAACTTAAAGATTCCTAAGTTATCAGTAAGTGGTTATAAGGATCATTCAAGAGGCAACTTAGGTTTTAACGCAGGTACATATTCAAATGAATATGAAACAAAAACATTGGACCACGACAGAGACATTGAGTTTGCTATAGATCCAATGGATGTTGATGAAACAAACATGGTGGTTTCAATAGCAAACATTCAGAAAAGATTTGAGACAACTCAGGCTATTCCTGAGGCTGATTGTTACACATTCAGTAAGCTTTACACAGAAGCTAAAAGAGTAGGAGCAAAAGTTAAAACAGAAGCTTTAACTACAGCTAATGTTCTTTCTGATTTTGATGATAACCTTGAAGCAATGACAGAAGCAGGTGTTCCACTTGACAGAGTTATTCTTTATTGCACACCAGCTTATTATAAGTTACTTAAGAATGCTGAGGGCATTCAGAGAACACTTGAAGTAAGTGGAGCAAAGGGAATTGACAGAAGAGTTCATTCCATTGATGACATTGGAATGATTAAGGAAGTTCCATCAGCAAGATTTAAGAGTGCTTATAACTTTACAAATGGATGTGTTGCAGATAGTTCAGCTGTTCAGATGGACTATATCTTAATTGATCCGGAGTGTCAGGTATCAAGAGACAAATATAGCTACATCACAGTATTTGAACCGGGAACAGATTCGAGAACTGCTGACAATTATGTTTATCAGAACAGAAAGTTAAACGGAACATTTGCAATTGATGAGCTTATGAAAGATGGCTGCATCATTCACGCAAAGACAGCCTAGAAAGGAGAAGAACTATGACAGCCAAAAAAGCAAATAAGGTTTATACAGTGTCCAAAGTGGAAATGGAATCATATCTTGCAATGGGATATGACATTTTTGACGAGGAAGGAAAACTTTTAAAACGTTCACCTAAGGCTACAGTTCCATACTCCGAATATGAGAAGGTAGTTGCAGAAAGAGATGAGTTAAAAGCTCAGCTTGAAAAAGTTAAAGGTGATAAATTTTCTGTGATGGAAGTTGAAGAATTACAGGCATATGCAACTGAGCACAGCATTGATTTAGGTAACGCAACTTCAAAAGAAGGAATTATCAAGAAAATCAAGAGTGCTGAAGCTGAATAGGGGGTGAGCCTATGGCTTACTTCCCATATGCAACATTAAGCGATTACTTGGGAATTTCTGATTCAAGGTGCATTGAACAGACAAAAGTTGCAAGTAAGCTTAAACAGGCAAGCAGACACATTGATTCATTAACATTTGGCAGGATTAACAGATATGGATTTGATAATTTGACAACTTTTCAGAAGGATATCATAAGGGAAGTGACCTGTAGGCTTGCCGATTTTGAATATGAGAATGAGGACTTAATACAATCGGTTCTTTCAAGTTATTCACTTAATGGTGTGTCAATGAGCATTGGAAATACATGGAATGTTTATACTCAAAACGGAGTGGCAATAAGCAAAGACTTATATGCTCTGCTTTGTCAGACAGGATTATGTACAGGATTGGCAGGTGTTTAAATGAAATATCCCAAGTTAGTTCCAGACAGAATGTGTACCACTGAAATGGAAGTGGTGATTTATGGAGAGGGCTTGTCAGAAACAGGCTCTCCCATTATTGTGTGTCAGAAGAAATTAAAGTGTAATTATCAGGATAAGGCATACACAAAATTAACTGCAGAACAGAAGATTGTTACATTGGACGGAAAAGCCTATTTTGACGGAGACATATGTCCTAAACAGTCAGTCATAAGCAGTGGGTATGTCAAGGTCTTTGGAGTTAAGAGAAGTATTTATCAGGGAACAAAAGCAAGAAACCCTGATGGGACAGTTAATTTTACATTATTGGAGTTGAATTAAATGATAAAGGCAAAATCAAGAGTAAAGTTAAACATGGGAGTGATAAAAAAACTAAGTACAGCGGCTGTTACTTCACTAGAGCAGACTGCTGATGCAGTTCAAAGTGATTTAAAGCAATCACAGGTAATGCCCTTTGACAAGGGAACATTGCAAAACACGCAAACATTTGTTGATTACAAGGAAAGTAATCAGGGAAGGGTGCAGATTGTTTCAAGTACTCCTTACGCAAGAAGACTTTATTATCATCCTGAATACAACTTTAGTACTGCAGAAAATCCAAATGCCGGAGGTAAATGGTTTGAGGATTATTTGGCAGGAGGCAAAAAACAGAACTTTGCAAGAGACACATTTAAGAAATTATATAAAAGAAATGGAGGATTATGATAGTGCTTTATTTAAAGGACATTAAGGACTGGCTGAAAACATTTAATGTTGCGGAACATTATTACATTGGCAAGCTTGACAATAAACAGGACAAGTCACTGGGTGTTTATCAGCGAAAAACAAGTAATCCGCCAAGAATCTGCTATGGTGATTTAAAAAGCTATGAGGTTAAACCTGTATCATTACTGATTCATTGGAATAATGATGCTGATGATACAGAGCGAAAGGCTTTTGAATTGTACAGAAAAATGGCAGAAGCAAGAAACATACTTATCAACAATGTTGAAATAGTTTATGTAAGTCTATTATCGTCAGAGCCAATAGATGTTGGTACTGATGATAACAACATATATGAAAGAGTAATAGAAGTAGATTTTTATTACAAGGTAGAGAAAGGAGAATAGACATGGCAAAAGCAACAGGAGTATATCCGGTATATGATAATCAGTTTCAGGTAGGAGCTGATAAGGCAAGCCTTGGAAGCATTGCAGACATGGAATCTTACTCTGTGTCTTTTGATAATGGGGTTGAAGAATGGACTCCAATGGATACAGAGGGCTGGATTAGAAGATTAATGACAGCCAAGGGATTAACAATTTCAGTAACCGGAAAAAGAAATGTTGGAGATACTGGTAATGATTACGTTGCCGGGAAAGCATTTAAGAATGGAAGAGATGCAGAAGGAGCTTTTCAGTGGACATTTAAGGATGGTACTACAGTTTTATTCGAAAATGCAGTATACAATGTTACAGCATTAGGTGCGGGAGACAGCACAAATGTGGCACCATTAGAGTTTGATGTAATGTCAAATGGAAAACCGACCGTTACACCGGCAGTTTAATTTAGAATCATATTGAACAAGAGCAGGTCAGCAGGATTTGTTGACTTGCTCTATTTTTTTAGGAGGAACAAGAATGTCAAAAATAATAGATATTACAAATAAATTAGCGTTTGAGGATAATCCAAGATTAAAAATAAAGGATACAGAATTAGAAATTGACGCAACAGCAGAAAATATGTTGAAAGTCATGGGACTGGTCTCTGACAGACCAACCGCAAAGGATGTTGAAGAACTTTGCAAAATAATTTTCACAGAGGATTCAAAGGAAAAGCTTTCAAAAATGAAACTTAGTTTTTCTGACTATCAGAAAGTTGTAATGGCAGCAGTTGAACTTGCATCAGGAAATGATGATTCTGACGAAAATTCGGGGGAGTAGATCCTTATTATGACTTGATAGATGATTTTGATTTAATAGTAGCTTCATTTACAACTCAGTATGGATTAAGAATACGTGACATAAAAGATATGCGTTGGAGCGAATTTAAAAGTCTATTGATCGGACTGGGACCTAATACCATTTTGGGCAGAATTGTCTCAATAAGAGCAGAAGATGACAGTGAAGTATTAAAGAATTTTACTAAGGACCAACAGAGAATTAGAAACGAGTACAGGCTTAAGAAGGCAAAGAGACCAGGTAATAAGAAGGAAGTAGAAAAAGCTTCAGAAATGTTCGAGAAAGTCTTTTTGGAAATGGCAGGATTAAATACTTCTGAATTATCAAGGCAGTAGGAAAGGAGGTTTATTATGGCAGAAAGTGTAGGAGCAGTAGCTCTTGATTTAGAATTAAACCAAAGTGGATTCAATTCTCAGTTGTCAGGAATTGGAAAGATGGCAAAGAAGGTTGGAGCAACATTGGCTTCAGCTTTTGCCATAAAGAAAACTTTTGATTTTGGAAAGCAGTGCATGGAGTTAGGTTCTGACCTTGCAGAAGTTCAAAACGTGGTTGATGTGGCTTTTCCCAAAATGAGTGGAACAATTGACAAGTTTGCAAAGAATGCAGCATCTCAATTTGGTCTATCAGAAACAATGGCCAAAAGATATGCAGGTACATTTGGCTCAATGTCAAAGGCTTTTGGATTTTCTGAAAAAGAAGCAGCTGAAATGAGTACAACTCTTACCGGATTATCAGGTGATGTTGCATCTTTTTACAATATTAGTCAGGATGAGGCATATACGAAACTTAAGTCAGTGTTTACCGGTGAAACTGAATCCCTCAAGGATTTAGGTGTAGTAATGACACAGACAGCATTGGACCAGTTTGCATTGCAGAATGGATTTGGAAAGACTACTGCAAAAATGACTGAGCAGGAAAAGGTAGCTTTAAGATATGCCTTCGTTCAGAAACAGTTAACTGATGCGTCAGGAGACTTTGCAAGAACATCAGACAGTTGGGCGAACCAAACAAGATTGTTATCGTTGCAGTTTGATAGCTTGAGGGCTTCAATAGGACAAGGGCTCATTAACGTGTTCACTCCTGTAATAAAATTGGTTAACACCTTAATGGGAAAATTAACCACATTGGCAGGAATGTTTAAGTCATTCACTGACATGATTACCGGGAATAAGTCAGATGATTCATCAACAGTACAATCAACCAGCAATGAGTTGTCAGATGTGGCAAGTAATGCTGATGAAGCCACAAGTGGAATGAATGGATTAACTGATTCAACAAAGAAAGCAGCAAAAGCGGCAAAAGGACTTGCAGGATTTGATGAATTAAATGTATTACAGCAGAATGACAGTGATTCGGGAACGTCAGGATCAGGTTCTGGAACTACTTCAGCTTCAGGAGCAAGTGCAGTCAAGGACATTACTCCAAATGTTGATGCAGGCAATGGAGCACTGGGAACAATGAACAAGTGGCTTGATAAGATTTTTGGTAAATTTAAAAAATTAGCAGGATTGTTCAAGACAGGTTTTACACTGGGATTTAAAAGCAAAGGTTTAGATGTCATAAAAAATGCTCTCATAAACATAGGAAAGAACATTAAGGAAATTTTCACAGACAAAAAAGTGTTGGATGCAGCAAGTAATTGGGCAGACAGCATAGCATTGAGCGTTGGGAAAATAGTGGGCTCAATAGCAAGCATTGGAATAAGCATTGCAACAATGTTGATTGGTGGCATTGATAAGTTTTTCGAACAGAATAAGGATTATTTGAAAGACAAAATAGTTGAGATGTTAAATATATCAGCAGAAAGAGCAGAAATATTTGCGAACTTTTGTGCAGCAGTGGCAGACATTTTTACAGTTTTTGAAAGTGATGATGCACAGCAAATTGTGGCTGATGTATTGGCTATTTTTACAACTGTACAACTTGAATTATATGTTTTATGCCAGAAAATCGGACGTGACATTATGCAGGCAATTACAACACCGATTGTTGAAAATACGGATACAATTAAAACAGCTTTAATGAACACAATCAAACCAATAGAAACAGCTGTTAGTGGAATAAAGACATTTGTTCAGGAAGTCTTTGCAAACATTAATTCAATGTATGATCAGTACATAAAGCCGGCATTTGACAATATAGGAAGTGGCTTATCCACAATATTTGATTATGTTCTTGATGGATATAATTCATTTCTGGCACCGGTATTTTCAAGAATTGCCAGTGAATTAAGCAGTTTGTTGAACACCTATATTAGTCCAATGTTTAATAGCACATTTGGATTCATTGGAAGAGTTATTGATGCTGCAGGAAAATTGTTCAATTTCTTATCTCCAATAATCGGCTGGTTCATCGAAAAGGCAATGCCACAAATAGCCTTTACCATAGAAACAACATGGAACAAGATACAGGGTATTATAAGCGTAATCAGCGTTGTTATTACAACCTTAATGAATGTCATTAATGGTTTAATTGATTTTGTGGTGGGTGTGTTTACAGGAGATTGGAAAAAGGCATGGAACGGAATCAAAAACGTGTTTAAGAGTGTGTTTGATGGAATAAAGAGCATAATCAATATAGCTATGGACTTTGTAAAGAATACAATAGTGGCAATTTGCAGTAAGGTTGCATCATATATAAAAGTTGTAGTAAATGGAATATATACAGTTATGACAACAGGGTGGACAGCAATTAAAAATGTGTTCTCAGGTGTAATAGGATTCTTTAAGGGAGTTTTTAATGGTGCTTGGAATGCGATTAAGTCCATATTTAGTAATCCGGGAGCATTCTTTAAGAATGTTTGGAACGGAATAAAGGGAAGTTTCGGACATGTATCAGGTTGGTTCAAGGATACATTCAGCAAGGCTTGGCAGGCAGTAAAAGATGTATTCAGCACAGGTGGAAAAGTATTTTCAGGAATAAAGGCTGGAATCGCTTCGGTATTTAAATCAGTGGTTAACTCCCTGATAGGTGGAATTAATAAAGTTGTGGCCATACCATTTGATAAAATCAATGGAATGCTTAATAACATTAGAGCAGTAAAAATAATGAAATGGAAACCATTTGAAAAGATGTGGGGACACAATCCGTTGCCAGTACCTCAAATTCCTAAAATGGGTGGTGTTCCAGCGCTTGCCGAAGGTGCTGTTTTGAAACCTAATGCACCATTTTTGGCTATGGTCGGTGATCAGAAACACGGAACAAACATTGAATCTCCATTATCAACCATTGTAGATGCATTTAGACAGGTACAGGGTGAAAATGCAACAGGTATTTCTGATAAAGATTTACTTAATGCAATTTCAAACATGCAGGTTAATGTTATTGTTCAGCAGGATTCAAGAGGAGTATTCAACATGGTAAAACAAGAAGTGGTTCAGGAGAAGAGAAGAACAGGAAAACCTGTATGGATTTAAGAAAAGAGGTAGAAAATGGCAAAGTATAAAGGATATTTGTTAAAAGTAAAGGACCAAATATTTCCAATGAAATATATAAAAAGTGAAACGTATACATCAACGGATAACCAGAGGTCTGAACTTAAGGCTTACAGAAATACAAATAATTATCTTATTAGACAGACTTCTCCTAATTTCAAAACAAAGATTGAATTTGAAACACCACCACTTCTGCAAAGTCAATATGAAGAAATACGACAATTGCTGAATCAGGGGACAATTAACAGAACTGAAAGAAAAATAAAAATAACTTATTGGAACTCTGAGGATTTAGCTTACAAAAATGCTGTGGTGTATATGCCGGATATGTCATATACAATAAAAAATCAACTGGGAAATGAATTAATTTATAATCCATTGAAGTTGGAGTTCATAGAGTACTAGAAAGGAGCATCAATGGTAAACGTAAATGAAGATACAATAAGAGCATATACAGAGCAGAATGTTCCAAAGAAGTTAACAATCACATTTCCGAATAATTCAAACTTAACTCCAATCACAAATGCAAACATTCAGGAAGAAAGCATGAGTTTGACAGGCAGTCTTTGTAGTGATTCAAATTTGATGCTACAGGGCTGCATTTCAACTCAGTTTAATCTTACAACATTTGACTATGATACAGACATTACAGGTCAGGACATCATAGCCACTTTGTCAGTAAAGGATGATTCTTACAAGGGCGAATGGGTTAAGGGAACAAATTACAAGTTAGGGGACATAGTAAAGTTTGACCAGGAATATTATATTTATTCCGATGATGTTTCTGATGAAAAAACAGAAAATATCAAACGAACAAAAGTAAGCAGTTCTTACATTGTATACAATGAAACTGATAAGAAATACAACATTTTTGGAAGAGAACCGGATAATTTTGTCGGGATAAGAATTCTTACATCAGAAAAGGTTCTTGATGGTGTGAGCATGACCATTAGATGTTGGTATACTGGAGGTCCGTATTATTATGTGGTACGGGATTTTAACAATACAACAGATATTATTATGCCACAGTATTATCCTGTTGGAAGTAACTATCCGTTAAAGGGGTGGTTTGCAGAAATAAGCTATTCAGGAACAGATACAGATGCATTCAAGGAATTTGCAAGCAATCTGAAAATATATGAATTGACGAATGCTTGCAAAAATGAATTATATCCTGATGAATTGGAAGAATGTCAAAGAGTATATGGTTATGTTGATACATCCAATACAGAAGACATTATCATATTCAGGGGAAAGGTTGAAAGCTTTACAAGACAGGCAGCGGATCCAAGATATAGTGAATTGATAGCCTATGATAAATTACACGATTATCAGGAAAAATCAATTAAGGATTGGATGAATAAGGTGGATGAGTATGGAATGGGAATGGTAGATCCATATTCTTATCAGGGTTCATACAAGTTAAAAACGACATATAAAAAAGATCAGACTGTGTATGGCACATATACTGATTCAAATAATGTGGAAACTAAAGGATATTATCATTTTAAACAGGACTATATAGATAGTTTTTATCAAGCCTGTAATATTGTGAAAGTGGCTTCAGGAGATTTAACAATACCACCAACTGGTGTAGCTCCAACGATAAAAGGACCTGAATATGTTGAAAAACTTGAAAAATATTTTCCGAATGATTTACAAGTTTTTCATTTAAGAAATGATTTGTTTTCTGAAATTGGAATAAATCAGAAAGATTTCTATAACATTAGTTTGCCAATGGATGTAATAGATTTAAAAATAGGTCCATTCAATGAAGATTATTCTGCACTTCAATTATTGCAGTGGATTTGCAATATGAATGGTGTTTGTGGAGTTATAGACCAAACAACAGGTGAGTTTGATTATAAGTTTGTAAATTCAGAAAAAAGAACGACAACAGCCGATTCCAATTACAAGGGTGAGTTTAATTCAGCTACAGAATATAGCGTTGGTAATGTGGTTAAGTTCACTAATTCTTATGGTGAAGAAAGTTATTATGAAAAAATAGTGGATAAGAGTACATATCCAAGTGAACTTTTAACAGCAGATGTTAGCTTTAACAATCCACAGGAAGATGTATTGTTTCAAACTCCGGATGTGATGGGAAATTGTTATTACATTGAGTTCTCTTTTGATGATAAGTTGGCAGAAGAACTTGGAGTTGAGATTACAGTAAATAAATATTCTGGGCGAAATTTAAAAACTATATCATTAAGACGAAGCGGAAGAGTAATGCTGCACGATTTGGATGAAACAGGTAAATCTTATTACACAATTCAGGTTTCAAATGTTAATGGTGAATTTTTAAAAACATTTAAAGCAGTAAAATATTTATCAACAGGTGAGTTTGATTCAACATGGACTCCTGAAAGTGAGTATTTTGCAGATTGTTGGAAAAAGAAAAATAAACTTTATCATCCGTCAGGAATGATTAACATCACAGAGTTGTACGAGCAGGACAGCATAGAATTACAGGACAGCTTGTATGTAAACAATGGCTGGAAGGTTATGGATATGAATGGCACACTTTTAAATGGAGAGGATAAAAAGAATAACCTTACAATTACTTACTCACCACTTTACAGTGCACATAAATCAAGTTATCAGTTGTTATTAGATGTGGCAAACAATGTTGGAAAAGGATGGATTGAGCCAAAGATTCCTTTTACCATTAAGTTTGCACCATTCAAGGCTAAATCACTGGGCCTTCCATTCTTGGAGCTTGGCGATTACGTAACTTTTGATGTTGATAAGTGGTCCTCTGATGCAGATGGCAATCCTGTAATAACAAGGCAGAACGTGCAGTCAATCATATTTAACAAGACAATGTCAGGAATAAATGCACTGTCGGATGAATATGAAGCAAAGAACGATTAGGAGATTAGGCAAATGATAATAATAGATGCAGGAGTTGAGCGAGAAGCTACAGCGGAAGAGGAAGAGTACATTAAAAAAATGCATTTCTATGATGAAATGATGGAAAAAAAGATGGAGTTAAGTTCATTGGAAAAACAACTTTCAGATGGAGATTACAAGATCATAAAATCTTATGAGTGTAGTCTTATGAACATTGAAATCCCATATGACATGGAACAGCTCCATTCAGAAAGACAGAACATGCGTGACAGAATTAACAGCTTAAGGGAAGAGATTACTGATTATGAATCTAAATGGGAAGAAATGGAAAGGAAGGAAGCGAATGATAGCAATTAAAGAAAAAAATGTGATTACCATTGAGTTTGAAGGTCACGATACTTTGGAATCACCAATGCTTTATCAGTATGACAAGGGACAAAAAATAAAATTCCTTGATGTTCCGGATGGTGCGGAAGTACAATTTTCCAATTGGGCAACAGAAATGACAAAAAACAAAATTGTTGTAAATGGTCAGGTAGAAATACCTGATATTTTATTGCAGGAAAATAAGAAAATCCTGGCATATTTGAAAATAATTAACTCAGATAGTGAAACAACAATCAAGACTGTTATTATTCCTGTTAAGGCACGTACAAAGCCGGCAGATTACATTGAACCTGAACAGGAAAAGCCCTTTAGAAAATATGTTGAAGAAAAGCTTGAAAACGCAGAAAAACTTGTAGCCGAAGCAAATGATAAAGTAAAGGTAAACGAAGAATGCTTAAAGCAGATAGACATAAAAACAGAACAATCTGTTAATCAGATAGCAGAGGTGACAAAAGGTAAGATTAAAGACTTAGACAATACCACAACTGCAAAGATGGCAGACATAGCTAATGTTACGAATGCAAAGCTTGGAGATATTAACAACACAGTAAGGGCACAGATTGATTCAATTAATAATGTAGCAACTCAGAATACAAACTCAGGTATTAATGCAGTTAACGCCGCTGCAAGGGCACAGATTGATTCAATTAATAATGTAACAACTGCAAAGATGAAAGACATAGCTAATATTACGAATGCAAAGCTTGGAGATATTAACAACACAGCACAGGCACAGATTGAGGCAATTAATAGGACTGCGCAGTCGCAGGCAAGCGCCATTGAAAAGCAAGGCAATGAAATATTGGAAGAAATCACAGGTCAGGAAATTGTTAATAGTTTAGAAGAAATAAATAATTCTATGGGAGACTATATAGCAAGCAATAATCCTTATTATGCGTATTTAGAAGATAGAAAAATAGGAACATTATTATCAACCGAAATAACTAAAGTTAGAGATTATGGGTTAATTGGGAGAAAATCTCTTATAGCAATAGATTTGCCGAAATGTACAAATGTTGGTAGTTATGCCTTCCAAGATTGCACAGCTTTAAGTAATGTGAATTTGCCAGAATGTGTATTTGTTAGTATGTATGCATTTGCGGACTGTGAAAAATTGCAAAATGTTAATATTCCTAAATGTACGAGAATTAACTTAAATACATTTGAATCTTGTAAGTTTTTAAAAAAAATAGAATTAAATCTCGTTGAAACAATATCATATGAGGCATTTTGGAATTGTAATTTATTGGAATGTGTGAAAATATTAAATACAAAAACAGTGTGTGCGTTAGCGAATAAAAATGCATTATCTGGTACAAAAATAGAATCAGGAAATGGATACATATATGTTCCTGATAACTTAATAGAGCAGTACAAAACAGCAACGAATTGGTCAGTGTATGCCAACCAAATCAAACCTTTAAGTGAGTATACAGAATAGAAAGAGAGGAGTAAAAATGATTTCTAAAAAAATGTTACTATTAAAAAAAATGAACTACAATCTTATCACTTACTTAAAAAATGATAATGATAAAAGTATTTCTGAATTAATTTCAGGAAATATTCAGGAGTTTGAAGATGAAAATATTATAAATATTAAACAATATTTATTTATCAGTTGTTATAAACTTACAAGAGTGAATTTGCCGAAATGTATAACTGTTGGTCGTACTGCATTCTTCTCTTGCAGAGCATTAGAGAATTTGAATTTGCCGAAATGTATAGAATTGGGATATCAGGCATTTGGATGGTGCGAATCATTAAAGAGTATAGAGTTACCAGAATGTAGAACTATTAGTTCTAGGGCATTCGAATATTGCACAGCTTTAACAAGTGTAATTTTACGAAGTCCCACAGTATGTGGATTAGAAGACTCAAACATATTTAGTAGTAACACACCAATAGCAACCGGTACAGGATACATATATGTTCCTGATAACTTAATAGAGCAGTACAAAA